ATTTACTAGTAAGCCAATGGTTCAACAATCTGGTCATCCATCGTATCCAAGAGGAGTACCGGGGCAAGGTTTGGGCAAATTGGAAACGCAACATAATATATTTGAGTTGCTTCCACAGGTAGCACAAGCTAGAGGACTGCAAAACCCTACTGCTCCTAGACAAACGGACATTAGGGCATTGCAGATGAAGCCTTATGCTGGAGTAATTACGGCTGACTTGCTAAAGAGTCTTGGGTACTAAATAAATATTCAGGTTTAAAGTGCTGAGATAGTTCTATGCCATAATGAGATGTTAAATAATCAATAACAGATTGATAGGTAACAGAGCTAATGTTGGAAACGACACAATAAGTCTCAAACAAGGTTAAGGCATCAAGCATTTTTTTAGGCATTTTTACTTCTGTGTTTACTATTGGCAGTAGATTCATAACTCCTCCTAGTGAACTATTATTATACCTAAGTATTGAATTGCAGCAACAACTTTATACAGCATGACATCCAGAGGATAATGCAAAAATGGAAACAGATAACATCAGTAAAATAGACGAAGATACACGCGCTGCTAACCTTACTAACATGGGTAAGGGCAGACCTAAAGGTGCGGTTAATAAGTCAACAGCCGTAGTAAGAGAGGCTATTGCTAATCTACTAGAGCGTAATGCTCCTAATATGGACAGATGGCTTAATGAAGTGGCTCAAGACGATCCTTATAAGGCACTTGACCTAATGAATAAGCTAAGTGAGTACCATATACCTAAGCTGGCTAGGACTGAGATAAGTGGCGTTGATGGTGCTCCTCAGCAACACGTGGTTACATGGCAGAAGTAAGACAACCGCAAGCCGACAGGTTTGAAGCTAAGGTCGAGCGCATTCCATTTATGGGATGTTGGATATGGACTGGTGCTTTAAACGAAAAAGGATATGGAGTTATTGGTCGTGGAGCTAGAGGTACTGGCAACGACAAGGCTCATAGGGTTGCATATCGTCTTTATCGTGGGGATATTCCAGAAGGAAAGATAATCCTGCACAAGTGTGGGAACCCTATTTGCGTTAATCCATCGCATTTAGAGGCTGGTACTTATAAAGAAAACAGTCAAGATATGGTGCGTATGGGTAGGCACTATCAACCAGATAACCGTGGTGCAAAAGCTGCTTGGGCAAAGCTAAACGAAGAACAGGTTAAGGAAATTAAGGAAGCTAAAGGTGGTAAGAGAGGTTGTGGTGCTGCATTAGCTAGAAAGTTTAACGTAAGTCCATCAGCAATATATCAAATATGGGTGGGGGCTAATTGGCAGAGCTTGTAATCCCATATCGACCTAGAGAACAACAGCTACAAATTCATGATGCTGTTGCGTCACACCGATTTACCGTAGTAGTGGCGCATAGACGTATGGGCAAAAGTGTCTGCGCGATTAACCATCTAATCAAGGCTGCCATTGAGTGTACTAAACCAAACCCACGATTTGCCTATATTGCTCCAACTTACTCTCAAGCCAAACGTGTGGCATGGGATTACCTGCTGGAATTTACTCGTCCCTTGGGGGCTGTGGCTAACATCAGCGAGCTTAGAGTTGACTTTTGGGGTAGGCGCATTAGTCTTTACGGGTCTGATAACCCTGATAGCTTGCGTGGGCAGTTCTATGATGGCGTTATCCTTGACGAGATAGGCGACCAGAATCCTAAAATATGGAACGAGGTCATACGTCCAGCACTAGCGGATAGGCATACAGATGAAAGCCCTACGTGGTGTCTATTTATTGGCACACCGAAAGGTAAAAATCATTTCCTCGGTTTCCGCGATAGGGCTAAGACTGCCGAAGGTTGGGCATTACTAGAGTTCAAGGCTAGTGAAACAGGTATTCTTAGCGAGAAGGAACTTTGGGCTGCTCGTAAAGAGATGGGTGACGATAGGTATTTTCAGGAATTTGAATGTTCCTTTGATGCCGCTATTCAAGGTAGCTATTATGGGCAGATTATCAATGATCTTGAGGCGAAGAACCGAATCACTACTATTGAGCGTGATGACTTATGCCGCTCTTATGTGTCTTGGGATTTGGGCATTAGCGACAGCACTTCTCTGTGGGTTGCTCAGGTGGTCGGAAAAGAGATACGGCTTATTGACTTCGTCGAAAACCACGGAGTCGGTTTGGACTGGTATATACGCTGGCTCAAAGACAACAAGTACGAAGGCTTCACGCAGTTCTTACCGCACGATGTTGAAGTAAGGGAATTAGGCACAGGAAAGAGCCGTAAAGAGGTTTTACAGGAAGCTGGACTCGATATAACTGTAGCTCCTCGGCTGTCGATTGCAGACGGTATACAAGCCACCAGAAGGCTATTGCCGCAATGCTGGTTCGATCACAAGACTAAGCAAGGGCTAGATGCTCTTAGGAACTATCGTAGAGAGTACAACGAGAGACAGCAAGTATTCTACGACAAGCCATTACACGACTGGTCTAGCCATGCCTCAGATTCCTTTCGCTACCTTTCGATAAGCCTTGACGGAACAGATGGTTCGTGGTCAAAACCATTGCCAAATAATATTAAATGGGTTGTATAATAAGCAAAATTTAGTAAGGGGCTGTTATGCTCGATTCAGGCACAATCAAGGGAATACTTGAGAATGAGATAGACAATGCTATTGGTTATCTGGACACAGAGACCATTGAGCAGCGCACTAAGGCATTAGAGTATTATCTTCGTAATCCATACGGCAATGAAGTAGAAGGTCGCTCCCAGATCGTAACTGGAGAAGTAGCCGAAGCAATTGATGGTGCATTACCTCAGCTAATACGCACATTCACCACAACTGAAGATATTGTTTATTTTGAGCCTAAGTCGCCTGGCGATGAAGAATCGGCTAAACAGGCTACGGATTACTGTAACTGGGTGTTCTACCGTGAGAATGATGGCTTAATCATCCTGCATAACTGGTTTAAAGATGCTCTGCTACAAAAGACAGGCATTGTTAAGTCGTATTGGGATGAGCGAGTAGATGTACGCAAAGAAGAATATGGAAATCTAAGCGAGGATGAGTTAGCTCTATTGCTATCGGATCAGTCGCTTAAAGTTGTCAAGCAGGAAATAGAATACACAGAGCAGCAGGATATGATGGGTAATATCATTCAGATACCATCGTATGAAGTGTATGTACAACGTACAGAAGAATCAGGTCAGGTAAAGATTGAGAACATTCCACCAGAGGAGTTCTTAATTGCCAAGTCAGCAAGAAACGTAGAAGAATCTGTATTCGTAGCTCACCGTCGATTGTTGCCACGTAGTGATTTGATTGCTATGGGTTACGACAAGGATATTGTTGACGATTTACCGACATACAATGATTTAGAGTTCTCTGAGGAGCGAGTAGCTCGTTTTCCTGATGGTGAGCAGCCAGACCAGAATACTAGCCTAGACTTCAGTATGCAGACGCTTGAGGTCTATGAGTGCTATATCCGTATTGACGAAGATGAGGACGGTATAGCTGAGCTGCGTCGTATTGTTTACTGTGGTTCAGAGATACTAGAGGATGAGGAGTGCGACTACGTTCCATTCCATTCAATCTGTCCAATTCCAATACCGCATAAATTTATCGGGCAATCATTAGCTGATCGAGTCATGGACATTCAGCTAGAGAAATCGACGATTACACGTCAATCTTTAGACAATATGTACCTGACGAATAACGCTCGTATTGGAGCAGTTGACGGTCAGGTCAACATGGACGATCTCCTTAATGCAACTCCGGGGGGAATTATCCGCATCAAGAATCCTAATGCTTTAGTTCCACTAACGGTACAGAGTGTCTTTGGTCAGGCTATGCCGATGCTAGAGTACCTAGACCAAGTTCAGGCTAAGCGTACTGGTGTTAATGAGGCTCAGCAGGGTCTTGATCCTGACGTTCTATCGAATGTTACTGCGGCGGCTGTTGCTGCGATGATGAAGTCTAACTCAGGCAAGCTAGAGTTGATCGCTCGTATCTTTGCTGAGACAGGTGTCAAGAGTCTGTTTAAGGGTATCTTGCATCTGATGACTAAGTATCAGAACAAGCCTAAGATTATCCGTATGCGTGGACAGTATGCGACGTTTGACCCTAGAACATGGGCTAACGAGTACGACATTAGCGTTAATGTTGGTCTAGGTTCGGGTGATAGAGAGCAGAAGCTAACGATGCTACAGATGGTCTTAGCAAAGCAGGAGCAGATTATCCAGCAGTATGGACCAGCAAACCCATTGGTTAGCGTAGGTCAGTATCGCAACACGTTAGCCAAGTTCATTGAGGCGGCTGGCTTTAAAGACGCTAGTGAGTTTATGAATGAAATTACGCCGGAGCAAAATGCTGCGTTATCTCAGCCACAGCCTCCATCCCCCGACGCACAGGCTCAGGTTGCTGAGATGCTGGCTCAGGTCGAAAGAGAAAAGACTCAGGCTAAAGCTCAGATCGATGCGGCAAAACTTGACCTTGAGAGGCAAACACTTGAAGCCGAATATACCCGTAAAGGTATAGAGATGCAGATGAAGAACCAGAAGGATACGGCTGAGTTACGTATCAAAGAGGCTGAGTTAGCAGTCAAGCAATTGCAAGCTGTACTGGCTATGGACTTAGCTGACGAGGATACAAAGAACAAGCAGACTGAGTTGACGTTGAAGGCTTTGCGTGAACTAGGCACTCTGACTAGAGGAATGTAATGGGGCTGCTAGACCTGCTTAATTCGTTTGGTGCTAGGTATGCTGAGAGTGCTAGCGATCCATTAGAGATGAAGGGTAAGGGCTATTTCGGCTTATTACCTGCTGCTGGTGGTCAGGTTGCTACTGAAATATCGTCAACTGATGAGCAGGGTAGACATTATCCGTTATTGGTTCCTACGTTGACTCAAGCAGAAATACAGTATTTGTTGCAAGGTAATCAACCTACTAATGACATTTATAATAAGGCTGAAATGTGGGCTGAATCACGTAGACAGATGGGATTGAGTCCGTTTGCTGCTCCTACTGAAATGCGTGTTCCTATGGGATTATTAGGTCAATGAAGAAATCAGACTGGGCGATTAACCTATTAAGAGACGATTACTTCCAAGAGATGCTGGAAGAATTGCGAGGTATAGAGATAGCTAAGTTTTTAAATAGTGGCTACGGAGACATAGAGGGACGCGAAGAAGCGTATCTACGTTTACGAGTCTTAGAGAGTATAGAAAATCATATTCAAGGGTTAGCGGATCAGAAGCTAATTGATGAAAAAAGATTAAAGATTTTGTAACCCGAATCGGGCGGTTCCCGATATAATTAAGGAAACATAAATGAGCGATACTCAGAACACGACACCGGAAGGTAGTGGTGAGTTGACGGTAGAAGGTGCAGCACACG